ACACCACTGTCGATTGTACCACTTACCGAATATCGCTGAAGTTCATTCAACACTCTACGGAAGTCAGGGAAATATCGCTCCACAAGACTCGCTACTGCTTTTTGATCATGCTCGATACCCTCAGTTTTAAGGATTTCAACAACACGTTTAAAGAAAGCAGTGGCAACTGCAGGTTTCTCTTGTCCTGGAATCTTAAACTCTACTACCGAACAACGACTGTGTAGTGGTTCAATAATACGATTTTTAAAGTTACAGGTGAAGATGAAACGACAGTTCGCAGAGAATTCTTCAATGAACCCTCGCAACGCAGGTTGGGTTGAATTTGCATTTAGGTAATCAGCCTCATCGAGAATAACTACCTTTCGTGCATCAGTTAGTGAAACAGATGACGCAAAACTTTTAATCTTAGTTCGAAGAACATCAATACCTGATTCTTCCGAGCCATTAATAAAAAGATATTCCGCACCGATTTCGTTACACAATGCCTTTGCCACAGTAGTTTTACCCACACCAGCACCACCACAGAACAAGAAGTTCGGTAGTTGTCCAGTTTGAATAAACTCGTGGAAAGTATTTTTGAGAGATTGAGGAAGTATACATTCATCTATTTTAGATGGACGATACTTCTCAACCCATAGATATTGATCACTCATTCGCTTACCTCATAATGTATGTTGAGTGGGATTAACTGCTAAACTTTGTGTCTGCTTCAATCGCCACGTAATATGTAAGATCAGATTTCTTCGCTGAGAATTTAGAGATCCTCTTGCTTGAAACACTTACTGTGTAATCTGTAATTACCATTTTTAGATTCTCAACACGAATGTTGATTCGGTAGTTACGATCGTCTTCACCAATGTCAAACTCATAAGAGTTCGCAGTAGCATTTTTCTTATCGCCTACGATAACTTTTTGTTTACCATCTTCAGCAACAATCGCTACGTCATTCGCACGCAATACAGATGCAGTTTTAAGAATCATACCTAGCTGTTCGCCAGACAAATCGAATTCTACTTCAGCATCTACTGGAAGACTATCCTTAGTTGGTGCAACCAATACTGATGGATCTGCAGCAAAGTATTTAATGGATGATTTACCATTTTTAATTGCTACATATTTATCTGAAAATTCCAAATCTGGATCTTCAAATAGAGACATCGCTCCTAGAAATTCATTCAAGTCATAGATACCAAAATCTTTATTGAATGTTTCTGCAATGGTCGTAGTCGCCATTACGTTTTTCTGTGCACTGATTGTGCTCAGTTTATTGCCTTCTTTCAAAAGAAGATTGCTGTTGATACCAGCAAAGTTCTTTAGAATGGCTTGGGTTTCTTTACTAAACTTCATTATAAGTTCTCCTTGTTTTCGCTGTTGTTAGTAGTGTCATGTACGTGTAGAGCAATTAATGCATAATGTAGAATCTTCATAAGATCGGCTCGATTGAATCCATCTTTCTTGCCATACCTCTGAGTATATTTCAACACATTGCCTAACGCAAATCCCATGCCATGACCACAATCGATGATAAACTCAGTCGATTGAAACTTGTTTTTACTATAGTGACCAGAATAAGTTTTATCAACATACTTCTGTAGTTCGTTGATTAGATTTTTCTCGTCAAATTTATAAGTTATTTTATCACTCATACCTATAGTATACTTTGATTCTTCTTGCAAAGCAAATGAGTCATCAAAGAATAAATCTTTTTGGAAGATAGGTTCGCTCATATTAATTTCACCAAGATAAAGATTTGTATTACAAGTACTGCAATAGGAACGATCGTTCTAATCAATTCCATTGTATGATTGTACTCATCCAGTTTTCGTTCTAATTTGTTTCTAGTATATTTCATAGTTTTCATAATTTAGTTTTGCCAATAAAAAAGATCCAGTGGCGAGATGGCGTTCGCCACTGGAAAGGATTCATCTCTGGGTCAGAATCAGAAATGAATTATGCAGCAACAGTAGCAGATGTTTTAACATCGATACCATTTTCTGCCAACTCTGCAAAGAATTCTTCATCCTCTTTAGAGTTGATTGCTTGAGTTGGTTTTGAAGCCAAACTCGATTGCAATTTTGTAGCCTGTGCTTGCTTCACGTACTGCTCAGGATTTGCTCCATTAGCAGGAAAGAAGTATACACCAGACGAAATCTTATTAGTCTTGAAAAGCCAGTTAGGATAACCCACTTTCACTCCACCATTTGATCTCTCAGCTTTCAACTTCATTGCAGCAGACCAGCATTCTTTTAAAGAAATAGTTCCACCATTAGCTAGTTTTGGATATACTGTAGCAATAGTATCAACCCACTTCTTTTGAGTCTTGGTCAATTTATCATAAGTCAACATTTTATATTCTCCTAAGTTTAGATTGCTACTGATTCTTGTTCTTGGGTTTCTGCAGTCGGTGCTGAAGTATCCGTAGATACCTCAGTTCCTTCCTCACCACTAGAAACTTTGTCGAACAGGTCGATAAAGGCAAGACGAGTAGCATCGTCAAACCTATTCGTACATAACTCGATCGCTTTCTTCTCATTCTTGAAGATCGAGAATGCTCTCACGATATGTACCAATCGACGAGTGGTAATTGTTTCATCAACACCACCAGCATCGAAAGTCTTACGAATAACATCTGCCCACTTAACAAGTGTATCAGCGTATTCAAGATTCACACATCCGTAGTGATTCATCAAATTCACGACGATCTTCTTCTCAATATTAGCAGAAGGATAGTCTTGATTGAAAGTCACTGCGAATCTTTCCAGGAATGCTTCATTGAGTACGTTCGTACCAATGTATCTTCCATCGTCGCTACCTTTACCCTTTGTGTTGGCAGTAGCGAAAATATTAAATCCAGTTGCAGGGATAATCATTTCATTCTTCAATTTGAAGTAGAATGGTTTACCCTCAAGAATTGGTTGTAAGCAAAGAAGTGTATTCGCACCACCTGCATCGATCTCATCGAGCAATAGAGGAATACCCAATCTCATCGCAAGGACGACTGGTCCTTCAACGATTTGAACGTTACCATCAACAAGAGTTTTTGAACCAATCAACTGATCTTCGTCAGTCATTGTATTCAAGTTCACCCTAATCAATGGAGTCTTGTGCTTAGCGCAAATTTGTTCTACAGTTGTAGATTTACCATTACCAGTTGGTCCAGAAACATAGACTGGGTAAAACATCTTTGAGGTAATGATTGTCTCAAGATCTTTGTAGTTACCAAATGGTACGTAGTTAGTGTCTCTCTTTGGAACAAGAGAAGAAGAGTCCAACGAATCAACGATGGTTGGCTTAACTACATCTGCTTCAATCGCAGGAGCAGTGTTAAAGTTACCACCAGGAATTGCGTACAATCCTCGAGAAACTTTGTTAGTCATCAACCAATTCATAGATCCAGTTGTCTTAGTTTTTTTCATAGTTTCAAGAATTTGATTTCTTGTAACAGTACCTGAAGTTTTTACATCAGGGAAGATCTCAAACAATGAGTTCAAGAACATTTCATCTTTTTTTGCCATCATATTTTTCACCTTTTGTTTCATAATTTATACGTATATTATACTACAGTTCTTGCAGAAAGTCAACACTTTTCTGCAAGAAAATTTCATTTTTATTGGATCCCTGTCCATCTGATTTCTTGAGTCTCGAACGACTCATCGAAAACGTTACCTCTTGGGAAATTCATTGCAGGGGAATTCCATCCTGCTGCTTTTAAAAGATCGCCAACTTTAAAACCTTTGTTAAGTCTTTCAATCGCTGGAGTCATTTTCTTAAGAATAAATCCTTGCACAGTTCTTTGTGTACCATTGAAAGAAACCAATCTAATATAAGCACGACCATCTTCGAACGAGAGATTGTTACAGTACTGTTCAGCCATCTCATCTCTAATTTGATCTCTTACTGGATCGCCAGTTCTCTTACCCCAAGTTCTGTAAGAGTGTCTCATTTTATCAAAAGTTTTCTCAATTTGTTCAAGCATTTTTGGTTCGATTGTCATAATGTTTTCACCTTTCTTCATAATTTATACGACTATTATAGCATAAATCTTGCAGAAAGTCAACACTTATTTGAGGTTTTTTTCATCTTTTTTTGCTTGTAAAATCAACATTTTAGGCAATAACCCTACTAATTTAAAGGGTATTAGTCGTCTTTTCTTGGTTTTCTTTCAAATAAGTAGCTGTTTTAAGCACCCAAGGATCCCTATGAGGTAGATGCATACCTGTTGCACCACTCCAATCCCTAAAGTATTCATCATACCATCCCATACCCTCACAGAGTCTAGGATGATCTTTTTGTAATTGAGTAAGTTCGTCTGCCCATTCTTGCCATTGTCCATCCGTAACGATAGATGTATCTAATTGATAATATAAACAAGAGTGCACCAGCATCTGAGATCTTCGTTGTTTGATACGTTCGAAGATCTTTTGTTCTTCTGGAGTTCTTGTTAGTTCTTCTAGATTTGTTGTCATGCTACCATCCCCACAAATTGGTTCAATAACACCTTGCTTGTTTTTCTAGTATCAAGATGCTTAGTGAATTGTCGAGCGATCTGGTGGACAGTCATTTTGCCAGTAACCTTAAGATCGTCTTCAACCATTTTAAGTTTGTTAGATGCAATTACAAACATCGCATCTCTGTAGTTTGTTTCAACATTCATAAAACCCTCTGTTCTGAAACCAGATCTAAAGTCAGCAATGATCTTTTCAGTAACATAGAATCCATCTGAATTTTTAGCATTCATATTGTGATTAATGAAAGAGTAGATTTCTCGTCTGTTGTTTTTCAAGATATGGAAACCAACAATGTTACAGTTGTATCGATCTTTCAACATTCTCAATAATGATTTAGTTTGATCAGATCCGTATTTAAAGTTTCTGTATTCTCTTTTAGTCACAGGATCGATCAAAGTATATTTCACATTCTTACGATCTCCCTCTTTAGTTCTTTCAACTGGTCCTTCGATCTGAAGAGAGTGTCCTTCACCATCAGTCAAAGTAATGAAAGTTGGGATTTGAACATTGTTCTCACTGATAAACTTACCCATATAGTCTTGCATATACCATAGTGATTCATTCAATGGAGTAGAGTGCAAACCATAGTCGTCAGAGAAATTAAATGGTCCAATAATCATAAACTTAGCCATTTGATTAAACTCATTTGATCTCATACCATTAGTAAAGAATTCAATCAAGTGGAATCCATCAGGAATTAAAGTGTGTTCAGTTTTTGCTTTAATCCACAATGGGTGTTTTGCATCACTTACTTTTTTGTACATGTCTTCACCAAAGTTTCTACCATTGGTAAAAGCAAATACTTTGTAAGGGATTTGAATCTTAGCACAGAACATCGCAAGAACGACTGTTTGTTTAAGAGTATCATACATCGTTGGGTTCATAGAACCAGACCAATCAACTAACATTACCATACCATGGTTTTTGCCATCAGGTAAAGTAGTAACTCTTTTGAATAGATCTTCTTTCAGCTTGTAAGCATAAAGTTTTCTAACATCGATCTCACCTGACTTAGCAGTTTGAGCACGAGCAAAACGAGATGCTTGCTTTTTCATTTCAAATTCTTTTACAAGATAAGCAACATCTTTTTTACAGTCGTTCAAAAACTTATCAGCATCTTTTTCTCTTGAAGAAAAGAATTCTTTATAGTCTCTTACTCTCCATCCACCATTGTATGCCTGATGCAATTCTTTAAGAACAGTCTTGTAATCAACAACTGGATTGTATACAACGTTTGAAGAGTCATATTTAATGTTAGCGTAAACAACTGAAGTGTCTGCTTTCTCAGCAAGATTTTCACTTAGGTTTTTATCAGTGATAGACTCACACTCATCTAATTCTTCGACTGGGGTTGCTTGGTTTTTTTCAGAGTGATAAGAAGTTGATTCTTTTCCATCTGCTGGTTTGTATTCTGCGTCGTCAGAAGATTTTGTGTCCTCCTCCGATTGGTCATTGCTATCGTTCTCTGTTGAACCATCTTCGTCACCTTGCTCATCGCTATCTCCATCAGCATCTGAATCTTCTTCTTCGAAATCTTCATCTTCATCAAGATCATCAAACATATTATTAGATGAATCATCGTTAAAATCATCTTCTTCAGTATCAATTTGTGGCATTGAAGCAAGTTTTTGAGCCAACAAATCTTTTTGTTTTTGTCTCTCTTCACGAGTCCAACCCAACAACTCAACAGCTAGGTTATATACATCGTGAATAGTATCACAAGAATCAATTCTTTTCAACCAAAGTGTTTCTTCAACATTAAATTTAACACCACAGTTAAATCCAGCTTTGAAGTAAAGATTAGCACGATCAATGAACAGAAGATCGTTAAGATTTTTATCAGCAATACCAAAAAAGTCTTTTTCTTGTAACTGTTTGTAAGCTACGCTGAAAGACTTTTTCAATCCAGGATATTTTTTCTTGATTAATTTTTCGATACGAACATCTTCAATAACGTTCATATAAGACATCAACGCACGAGAAGTTTTAAGATCTTCCATGTGATCGTTGGTAGTGTAAAGAGCATGTCCTACTTCGTGACCAATAAGCATTTCTTCTTGCTCAAGAGTCATGTCCTTCCAAAGTGGAAGAGTAAGTACACGTGTTTCAGTATTAAAGGATGCAGTGCTTGCGTTACCTCGAACGACAGTGATGTTCTCAGTAGCAAGTAGTTTAGCTAGTAGGTCTTTTTGTTCATTCATAATATAATCTTTCTCAATTTTCATAGGGTAATTATACTACAGAGTTTGCAGAAAGTCAACACTTATTTGTGAAAAAAAGCACTTTTTTTGTGTTTTTTTGAAAAACCCTGTAAAATCAAGGGTTTTTTAAGATTGCAATGCAGATAGAGAGCCATAATACATCTCCATTGAGGTAAAGTCCTCCTCAGTGGGAAACCCCTTGCTCTCGTTTGCTAGAACGCTCTCTAGCCCCTCTAAAAAGCTGTTTATATCATCTATAGGAACTAACGATAGATCGCTCTCTCCAGTAACTGTTTGCATATAGCTATAGGTACTAGAGTCGATTTCCGAGTGGTTTGCAAATTTAGCCATAATATATCTCCTTTTGGATTTGGAAATGGTGCCGAGAATCGAACTCGGATAGGAGGATTTGCAATCCTCTGCGTAACCATTCCGCCACACCATTACAGTATATTATACTGCAAAGGTTTTAAAAAGTCAACACTTATTTTAACTATTTTCTAACTTCATTTCACCATCGGAATTCATCGTTACGAACCTAGTCATCTTCGCTTTCTTAATCATCTGTTTCTTATACTTCTTGATAGCCATCTCGAACTTCATTTTAGACACTCTTTGTGTAAACTGAATACCGAGCATATGGTCGTATTCGTGTTGGAACACACGACTAGTGATTCCTGATAGTGTAGCTTTTACTTCTTCACCTTTGAATGTGAAGTATCTTACCTTAACGATCTCTGGACGTGTAACTTTAATCCATAGTCCTGGAACAGATAGACATCCCTCTTCAGCAAGAATTGTTTGACTGCTTACTTCTAGGATTTCAGGATTGAACACAGCATATTGTTCTGTGTCAACTACAGTCATCGCAAATACCTTATGAGGTAATCCGATTTGATTTGCTGATAGACCAGCACCACCTAACTTATTAGATGTTTCAATAAGAAGTGTTCCTATTTTTGCAGCATCTTCTGTAGTGTTCTTTTCAAAGTCCCAAGCTACGCAAGGTTTACGTAGATGTGGATCGTCAAATGCTAGCAATCCTGATTTTCCAGGATTAGCTATAACTTCTGTTGTCATATTCTAACTCCTAATTCTTTAGCAAGAGCAAACATCTCCTCTTTCATTTTTAATTTTTGAACCTTACGTGCTTTCATGTCAGGTGTTTCAAATTTAGTCTGACTGTCTTCACTAATCCACGTATCTAACAAACGATGCTTGAACTTAAGATGCTCGAGTTTGTCTAATTTATAATCACGTTCTGTCATTTTCTTTACCCATCTTTTTTTCATTACGCTCCTTTTGCAATTACCGAGAAGTCATTCTTCTTCTCGAATTTAAGTACCGATCTAAACTTATCGAATAGTTGGTCACCTTTGTGGCTGATTACGAAAACATTAACGTGTTGATCCAAATGGTCTACAAGTGACATAAAGTAATCAGTACCAGTAGAGTCCAATGAAGAATCAAAGATCTCATCTAGAATTAGAAGAGAAGTATTAATGCTGTTCTTCATCTTAGCAATTTGTCGCCATGTAAACAAGACTGCTAAGTCAATACGCATTTTCTCACCCTCACTAAAAGAGTCGTAAGTAAACTCATCACGATAACGTGAACGTATTGTCTCATTGAAGTTTTCATCTAGTTCGAAGTGAACATAGAAATCCATTGCCTGTAAATACTTGTTAATGAGTTTATTCATCACAGGTAAATACTCACGAATAATTGCAGTCTTAATACCAGAGTCTCTCAAGAGTTGTTGTGCGATTGACTCTACGTTAGTTTGTTCTTGTAGTTGTGTTCTTAGATTAACAGTCGTAAGAGCATCTTTTGCTAGTTGTTTAAGTCTTTCTTTTTCTTTATCGACATCCTCTGTGTTCGTATTCAGAGTTTCGATATCTTTACGCAACTTAACGTTTTGTTTAAATAACATCGTCATTGCTTGATTGTTAGAAACCAATTCATTATTCAAACGAATAATCTCTTGACTGGTTTCTGAAATTTGTTTCATTCGATTTGATAGTTTTTCGAATGCTTCTTTTAGCTGTTTGCTTTGACTTACCTTAGTACTCTTTTCATCTTGCAATTCAGAAACTAATTTGTCTTTGTGAGTATGTTCAATACCCTGTAGGCAAGAAGGACAACTATCGTTTTGTTCAAAGAAAGTAAGTTGTTTTTCTACTCGTTCTAGAGTATGACTTTGAACAGAGATATTCTTTTTAAGATTGTCTAGTTCTTCGTGAACTACATCAGAATCATTAATAGATGAAGTCGATTCTTTGATTGAGTTTTGTAGTCCTTCAATAACTCCATTCAGTTCGTCGATCTCAGCATCGTGTTCTTTGATTTGATCTTGAATACGAGTTACCTGTTCTTTCTTAGATTCTGAAAGAGTTTTAATAATTTTAGTTTGAGACTCAACTGCATTCTTCGCTACATCGATTGCTCGCTCAGCATCCTTCAGTGATTCTTTTGTATCAATCATTCTTACACGTAGCATATCATTCATTGTAGAGAAGATACTGATATCCAGAATATCCTCAACAACTGCACGACGAGCATACTGAGGTAACTGCATAAAAGGAACATAAGATGCACTTCCTAGTATACATACCTGACAGAATGTTTTGTAGTTAATTTTTAGAATTTGTTGTTCAATGATCTTTTGATAGTCTGAAATTGCAGCAGACTGATTGATCATAATTCCGTTTTGCCAGAATTCAAATCGATGTGGCTTAATCATTCGGTAAATACGATAGTGTTGCGTACCGACTGTGAATTCGATTTCGACTTCTGCTTGCTTGGCATTAATACTATTGACAAGCTGTGGGATTTTGATTTTACGGAAAGGTTTACCGAATAGACCAAAGCACAATGCGTCAAGAATAGTAGACTTACCCTCGCCATTTTTACCAACGACCAGTGTAGTTCTACTTCTATCTAATTGTACTTCATTCCAAACGTTACCTGTGGAGAGAAAGTTTCTCCATTTAAGTTTGTTGAATACTATCATACTGTAATATTAATCGCCTCTGTATAGAGAGTCTTCATAAAGACTTTCAGTTTCTCTTTATCAACACTTGTCGTTTCGACACTGTCAATGTAGTTACTTAATACATCCATTGTATCTTCTAAATTGATCGACTCATCAAGTTCTCCATCTTTAAACTCACTAAAGTCCTCTATGATTTTTACATCATAAGGATCGTTATTATACACCTTATTCATAAAAGTGTCAAACTTGTAAAAGTCTGATTTTTTACTTACGACTATTTTAACGTATTTTTCTTTGCAAGACTGGAAATCAAAGTTCTCATAATCATTTTCTTGATCATTGTATTCCAAACGATAGAACATCGTATAAGGATTCATTACAAACTGTAGTTCTCTTGTCGTAGTATCAAAGAAGTGGAAACCACGAGGATCGTTATAATCATTCCAAGTAAGTTCGTAAGGATTACCCAAATAGTAAATATGTCCATTGTTATTACGATGGTGATAGTGTCCAGTGAAAACCATATCAAATCGCTTAAACACTGCAGGATCTAAACCACCATGACTTGTCATACCACGATGCATTGTGAAACCAGCAATCTCAAAGTGCCCCATACATAGAGGTGCTGCAGTAGTATTAATTAGATCCATTGACTCAGCATAATTCTCTGCACAAATCCATGGCATCATAGCGATATCTGTTTTATCGATTGTAATAAGTCGTGGACTATCAATGATAGTTACGTTCTTATATTCGTTTAGAAGAAGATCAGGAGAGTTAATGTCGTTGGTGTTCTTATAATAGGTATCGTGATTACCTGCCAACATATACATTTGCATGTCGTTCTTTGCGATCTCGTCAAAGAAAAACTTCTTAACTTGTTTTAGTGTATTGAAATTGATATACTTACGACGATCCCATGTATCGCCTAAGTTAAGGATTGTTGTAATACCCTTTTCTTTGAGTGCTGGAAAGAATACATTCGTATAAAACTTTTCTTGGTAGTCTAGGAATGCTTGGTTATCGTTTCGTGCACCGAAATGTAAATCAGTTATTATCGCTACTTTCATCATCTTCTCCATTATCTAACGCCAGTTCGTCTAAACCCATACTACGTTTAAGACGATCTTCCGTTTTCTTTGCTTTACGTCTTTCAATATAATCATCAAAGTTTTGAGTACTTCTACGGAAATCGATATATTGATTAGTGTAAAATGCCTCATCACCCTCAAGTTGATCAAAGACTTCCATTGGAAGTTCTTGAATAATCTTATTCTTAACATAAGACTGTTTACGTTCTTTCATAATTCTTCGTAAGAAAGCGTAGTAAATAATCTGTGTAAAATAAGAGAAAGGGTTCTTACTTTTTTCAGGATTAAAGTTTGAAAGGTATAAAATGCAATTTTCTACACCATCAAGAATCATATCATCTCGATAGCTGTAGTTAATGAAATTTGGTTTATAGGAAAGATGAGTAGCGATCTTCAAAAGGCATTCGCCAATGAAGTTAGGGATCTGTGGTTTATCTTCACCAGAGTTCTCCGCATCATAACAATCTTTTTTATATTGTATCAGTGCCTGTAAAAATTCTTCGTTGTTTACGTAATGGGCACGTTTTTTCTTTTTTTCACTCACAAATGGTTTCTCCAATTCGTTTAATATAACATAAGTTTACTTTGTTTTTTATTGCATAACAACCTCAAGAAATCTTTGAAACTAAATTGCTCTGCAAACTTGACTGGGGTATACTTGTCGGTGTTAGGGTTGAAGTGAATTAGAGTTAGTGTAGAGTATTCTTCTCTTTACGTTCTAAGTATTCTTCTTCCTCATACTCGTCTTCGAAAAACTCCTCTGACTGTGTATCACGATTAACATCGTCTAACTTAGTCATTTTCCCAATTAATCTCTCGATACGATCTTTTAACTCTTCAGCAGTAATCGCTTCAGAGTCGTGTACACTTTCATTTAATGGCTTACCATCTTTACCAACTCTCATTGGTGTTTCGTGTTGTTGCCATAAATTAAGATAGAATGGAACTGCAAATGCATGCATTGGTTTAACGAATACGATATCTTTTTTAGGTAATTCGAATAATCGATCTTGAGTAAAACTGCAATATGGACCAGCAGTTATCGTTTCAATTACTCCACCCTCTACAAATCTTGGATAATTCTTTACGTGAAAAGGATACTCGACTGTAACTGTTGAAGGAGTTTCATTCCTTTTAATACCAACAAGTACTTCACCAGTAGACATTTTTATGGTAACAAAATTATCGTCTTTAGTAGGTGCTGTCATAGTTTTACCTTTATAATTTTGTAGTTAAAATTCTCTTCACTGTATTG